GTTGATACTTACATTACTGGTACTCATTACATGTACTTGCAATGGTCAAAGATTGATGTTGGAGCACCAGATTTTAGAGAAGCAAATAGATTATTCTTTATATTTTGGGAAGCATGTAAAGCAGATACAAGGTGTTACGGGATGTGTTATCTTAAAAACAGAAGATCTGGATTTTCGTTCATGTCTTCTGCAGAACTCGTTAACCAAGCAACAATATCATCAGATGCAAGATTTGGTATATTATCTAAATCAGGATCTGACGCCAAGAAAATGTTTACAGACAAAGTTGTTCCAATATCTGTCAATTATCCATTTTTCTTCAAGCCGATTCAAGACGGTATGGATCGTCCCAAGACAGAACTAGCTTATAGAGTACCAGCATCAAAACTTACTAGAAGAAAGCTAGAAAGCAATGAACAGCTTAGAGAGTTAAATGGACTTGATACAACTATTGATTGGAAAAACACAGGTGATAACTCTTATGATGGTGAAAAGCTAAAGCTATTAGCTCATGATGAAAGTGGCAAATGGGAAAGACCTGACAATATATTAAATAACTGGAGAGTTACAAAAACTACATTACGTCTTGGTTCTAGAATTGTAGGTAAGTGTATGATGGGCTCAACTTCAAACGCGTTAGATAAAGGTGGAAACAATTTCAAAAAATTATACTATAATTCAAACGTTACAAAAAGAAATCGTAATGGACAAACATCTTCTGGACTCTATTCTTTGTTCATCCCTATGGAATGGAACTACGAAGGATTCATGGATACTTACGGATCACCTGTTTTCATTAGAAAAAAAAATCCAGTCAAAGGAGTTGACGGTTTTGACATTACAACAGGCGTTATTGAACACTGGCAAAACGAAGTTGAAGGATTAAAATCTGATCAAGATAGTTTAAACGAGTATTATAGACAATTTCCAAGAACTGAACAACATGCTTTTAGAGACGAATCAAAGCAAAGCTTATTTAATCTTACTAGAATATACCAACAAATAGATCACAACCAAGAATTCAACAATAAGACTAGTGTTACTCAAGGTAAGTTTATGTGGAATAACGGCATTAAAGATACTACTGTGTTGTTTATACCTGATAATAAAGGTAGGTTTTTAATAACATGGGCTCCACCTACAAATCTACAAAATCGTGTAATAGTAAAGAGTGGAGTAAAATATCCAGGCAACGAGCATTTAGGTGCTTTTGGATGTGATAGTTATGATATTTCAGGAACTGTTGATGGCAAAGGTTCTAACGGAGCATTACATGGACTTACTAAGTTTTCAATGGAAGATGCGCCACCTAATCATTTTTTTTTAGAATATGTAGCTAGACCTCAAACTGCTGAGATATTCTTTGAAGATGTTCTTATGGCTTGTATATTTTATGGCATGCCAATACTTTGTGAAAATAACAAACCAAGATTATTATATCATTTTAAAAGAAGAGGGTATAGAGGATACTCAATGAATCGTCCTGATAAAGTTTGGAATAAATTGTCAACAACAGAAAGAGAAATAGGTGGCATACCTAACTCAAGTGAAGATATTAAGCAAGCTCACGCGGCTGCTATAGAGTCTTATGTAGAAGAATATGTAGGATTAAATAATGAAGAATATGGAGACATGTATCTTCAAAAAACATTAGAAGATTGGGCAGTTTTTAATATAAATAACAGAACTAAGCATGATGCTACAATAAGTTCTGGGCTTGCTATTATGGCTTGCAATAAAAACAGGTATAGACCTGTACCCGATTTAAAAAGACAACCTATAAATCTTGGCATCAAAAGATATGATAACAAAGGAAGTATTTCAAAAATTATAAAATAAGTATGGCGCAAATTTACACTAGTAATAATAGTTCATTTCCAAATCAAGTTGTTCCTGATGCTGAGAAAGCAAAAGAAGAATATGGTTTAGCCGTAGGAAGAGCAATAGAAGGTGAATGGTTTAGAAACTATAGAGGTGGAGCTGGCATGTCTGGTTACGCCGTTAATTACAATCATTACCATACATTAAGGCTTTACGCTAGAGGAGAACAACCTGTACAGAAATATAAAGATGAACTAGCTATTGATGGTGATTTATCATACCTTAATTTAGACTGGAAACCAGTACCTGTACTTTCTAAATTTGTAGATATTGTAGTAAATGGAATAGCTGATAGAAGTTATGAAATAAATGCTTTTGCTCAAGATCCAGTTTGTTCTCAAAGAAGAACTAAATATGCTCAAGGGTTGATGACAGATATAGTTGCTAAAGATTTTTTAAATGAAGCTAAAGCTGTTTTAAATGTAAATGGTTTTAATTCAATGGATCCTGATAGTGCTCCTCAAGACAAAGAAGAACTAGCTGTTCATTTACAAATGGATTTTAAACAAAGTGTAGAAGTAGCAGAAGAAGAAGTTATAAATCAAGTATTAGATAAAAACAAATATGACTTAACAAGACAAAGAATATGTTATGATTTAACTGTTTTAGGCATTGGCGCTGTTAAAACTAGATGGGATAGAGCTAGAGGCGTTTGTGTAGAATACGTTGATCCAGCTACATTAGTTTATTCTTATACTGAAGATCCTAATTTTGAAGATTTATACTATGCTGGAGAAGTTAAATCTGTTTCTTTACAAGATTTAAAAACTCAATTTCCTGGTTTAACAGATGAGGAGATGGAAACTATACAAAAGTATCCAGGCAATGCGGAGTATTTAAGAAACTGGAATGGTAGATCAGATGATTTAACGGTTCAAGTATTATACTTTGAGTATAAAACATATTCAGATCAAGTATTTAAAATAAAGAAAAATGCTTTTGGACTTGAAAAAGCTTTAGAAAAACCTGATACTTTTAATCCTGAGCCAAATGACAATTTTGAAAGAGTTTCTAGAACTATAGAAACGCTTTATAGTGGAGCTAAAATACTAGGACATCCTATGATGCTTCAATGGAAGCTTGCTGAAAACATGACAAGACCTAACGCTGATACTAATAGAGTTTTTATGAACTATGCAGTGTGTGCTCCTAGAATGTATAAAGGTAGGATAGAGTCTTTAATATCTAGAACTACTGGATTTGCTGACATGATTCAATTAACTCATCTTAAAATACAGCAAGTATTAGCTAGAGTTGTTCCAGATGGTGTGTTCTTAGACGTTGATGGACTAGCAGAAGTAGATTTAGGCAATGGTACAAATTATAATCCTAGAGAGGCTTTAAATATGTATTTTCAAACTGGTAGTGTTGTAGGAAGATCTTCAACTATTGATGGTGATCCAAATAGAGGAAAAGTACCAATACAGGAGCTTCAGTCTGGTTCTGGCGGTGCTAAGATACAAAGTCTTATACAGACTTATCAATATTATTTACAAATGATTAGAGATGTAACAGGTCTTAATGAAGCTAGAGATGGCTCAATGCCTGACAAGCAATCACTAGTTGGTTTGCAAAAACTAGCTGCTGCTAATTCAAATGTAGCAACTAGACATATACTTCAAGCTCAATTGTTTTTAACGCTCAGAGCTTGTGAAAACATATCTTTAAGAGTAGCTGATTCTTTAAAATTCCCTTTAACTAGATCAGCTTTAGAAAATAGTATATCTCAATATAATGTAGGTACACTTGACGAATTAACAGAATTAAATATTCATGATTTTGGTATATTCTTAAATTTAGAGCCAGATGAAGAACAAAAAGCTAAGTTAGAAGAAAACATACAAGTAGCTCTAAAAAGCGGTCAAATAGATCTTGAAGATGCTATAGATATTAGAGAAGTTAAAAATATACAATTAGCAAACAAGTTTTTAAAGTATAGAAGAAAGAAAAAAGCTGAGGCTGCACAAAAAGCTGCACAAGCTAATATACAAGCTCAGGCTCAAGCAAATCAACAAACAGCTGAAAAAGCAGCTTTAGTTGAAATGCAAAAACAACAAGCTCTAGCTGAAACACAAGTACAAATAGAACAAGCTAAATCTCAGTTTGAAATTCAAAGAATGCAAACAGAAGCACAGCTTAAAAAAGAATTATTAGAATTCTCTTTTGGTCATAACGTTCAATTAGAACAATTGAAAGTAGGTAGAGATAAAGAAAGAGAATCTTTTATAGAAGATCGTAAGGATAAAAGAACTAGAATATCTGGCACTCAGCAAAGTGAAATGATTAGTCAACGTAAAAATGATACTGCGCCTAATAATTTTACAGAAACTGACGATCCAGAAGGTCTAGATTTAAGTGCATTTAATATGTCTTAAAACTATTAATTATTATATTATATTATGTCAGAAACAATTCAAGATAGAGAGAAGGCACCTCTTAAAATTAAAAAACCTAAAAAATTAACTAATAAAGAAACAGGAGACACTGTTAAAGTTAATTTAGATATGAAAAAAGCTGAAGAACCAGTTAAAATAAATACTGTATATACAAAAGAAAATGCCGTTCAAGAACAAAAAACAGATGATAGCAATGTTATTGTCGAAAGACAAGAAAACAAAGCAAGTGGCAAAGACGTGGTTGAAGAAGTACGGGCCACCGAAGAAAAAACAATAGAATCTCCTATAACTGAAATAGAAAAAATAGAAAAAGTAACAGAAACTGTTGCTAAAGCAGAGGCTCCTGTAGTACCAGTGATGCCAGAGAATATAGAAAAACTAGTTACATTTATGAAAGAAACTGGTGGAACTATAGAAGATTACACTAGATTAAATAGAGATTATTCTCAATTAGATGAAAATTCATTATTGAGAGAGTTTTATAAAAATACTAAACCACATTTAGATGATGAAGAAATATCTTTTATTATGGAAGATAACTTCACTTATGATGATGAGGTTGATGAAGAGCGAGAAGTAAAGAAAAAGAAACTTGCATTCAAAGAAGAAATTGCTAAAGCCAAAAATTTTTTGGAAGATACAAAGAGTAAATATTACGACGAAATCAAGTTGAGGCCGGGCGTAACTCAAGAATCTCAAAAAGCTATGGACTTTTTCAATAGATACAACAAAGAACAAGAAAAAGTAAAACACATTCGAGAGAAGTTTGAAAACAATACTAAAGAATTGCTAAGCGAAAATTTTGAAGGTTTCGATTTTAACGTTGGTGAAAAAACTTTTAGATATAATGTTTCAAACCCAAGTGATGTTGTTGATAAGCAATCAAGCTTAAGTACGTTTGTTAAGAAGTTCTTAAACAAAGAAGGTGAGATTAGTGATACTGTCGGTTACCATAAAGCTGTATATGCTGCAAGAAATGCAGATACAATAGCACAACATTTTTACGAGCAAGGCAAAGCCGATGCTGTTAAAGATGTTCTAGCTAAATCTAATAATATAAACGCAGAACCCAAGCCTAGTGCTGGTGGTGATGTTTTCATAGGAGGATTAAAAGTAAGAGCAGTTAATGGTGTTGATAGTTCTAAGTTGAAATTTAAAACAAAAAAAAAGAATAATTAACATAAAAATATAAAATATGAGTTTTATACCAGGAGGAAGTTTTCCTGCATCATTAGTTCCTGCTCAAAATAGAATGGCTTTAAATAATAACTATTTAACGTTTGACGGAGCAGCTGATGGCGGAACTTTCGCACAACAATATCTACCTGAGCTTTACGAAGCTGAGATAGAAAGATACGGAAACCGAACTATTGGTGGTTTCTTGAGAATGGTAGGCGCTGAAATGCCTATGACATCTGATCAAGTAATTTGGTCTGAACAAAATAGACTACACATTGCTTATAGAAAAGTAAATGTAAGTACACCAGGTGGATTAGCAGATGCTGATATTAAAATAGTACTAGATCTTTCTGCTACAGGAGCGCAAGCTGCTGATGGAGCTGTAAGAGTTGGTCAAACTGTTTTAATATCTGACAATGCTACAGGACTTATAGTACAGAAAGGTTTAGTTCAAGCTGTAAAAAATTCTGCTGGATCATTAAGAGATGAGTTAGAAGTTAAATTTTACGGTACTGCTACTAATTCTTTACCTGAAGGAGCTGGATTATGCAACTTGTTTGTATACGGTTCTGAATTTGGAAAAGGTGCTGTAGGTATGTCTGGATCTATTGAGCCAGGTTTTACACAGTATAATAACAGACCAATGATATTGAAAGATAACTTTCAAATTAATGGTTCTGATACTGCACAAATCGGTTGGGTAGAAGTTGCTACTGAAGATGGACAATCTGGATACCTATGGTATTTAAAGTCTGAGTCTGAAACAAGATTAAGATTTGAAGATTCTTTAGAGATGGCTATGGTTGAAGCTGAAGATATGAACACTGCTACTTATACTAGCGCTGCTCAGTATCAATTCGGTGGACAAGGAGCTTCTGCTACTGGTTCTGAAGGTGGTTCTGCTTTATTAAGTACAAACGTTCAAGGTTCTGAAGGTTTATTTGCTGCTATTGAAGCAAGAGGTAATGTATATTCTGGTTTTGCTGGAGCTGCTGCTCCTGGTTCAGGTGCTTTAGGTGATTTTGATGAAATCCTTAAAAACTTAGACAAGCAAGGTGCTATT